GTTACTATACAAGTATTATAGCAGTTTGGGGATTATTGGTCAACCGGGGCAAACATCTTGCTACCCTGCACCATGAATACCCCGAAAGCTGTCATGGTTTTTTCGCTGTAAACCATTGCACCATTCTTTTGAATGTCTTGCAACAGTTCCAAGAATCCCAGACCCAAAAACTCTTGTTCTTTGTTGAGCTGGGCGATTGCTGTGGCTATTTGCATACTGGTTCCTTTTTGTTAAACTATGCTATATTGTAGCAAATTGGGATTTAATGGTCAAATGGTAAAATGTGGCTTTTTTACAACAAGACTGCTTATTTTTTAAGCACTTCGTAAAAACGCTGGTTAATAATGTCCATTTCCTCTTTGGAAACGTAGAAATCTGTAGTGGGATCGTAGTAGGCACCCTCTTTGTTGTCATAATACAACACTTGGCCCGAGAAGTTGAACGGACCTTCTAGGCCTTTACGGGTCTCGTACTTGGTGCGCATCATGTCTGTGGTGTCTACAACCTTGTATCCCATTTTGGACTCCTTCTTAATTACTATACAAGTATTATAGCAAAAGGGGATTTAATGGTCAATCGTTTTAGCGCCAGAGATCTTGTACTACTTTATCATTAATTTCGTGGGGTTTGGGTTTGCCATGAAAAACTAATACTGAAGTACTACCTGGAATTTGTGTGCCTTGCCCTGGGATTTTGTGGCGTCTAGTGTTAAAATTATAGCCACCATCTAGGCATTGCCATCGCCAACTCTGTATTTGACTGTCTTCCAAATATCTAATTCTGTTGTGGCCAAGCACAGCATTTAAGTAATCCTGATCACCCGGGTACTGCCTTGTGGTGTTGACCACATTGGTAGTGTTAAACTGATCCCACACCCAAGACATACGATCAACATTCCACCACATCACACTGCTGTTTAATGTTGAGTAATCTGGACGTTGAAGGTGTTTAAAGTCTCTGATGCCCCAGAGATATTCAGTAGGCAGTTGCGGGATCCAGGAGATGTCACGAAGTATCACAGTGTCAAGATCAAAATACAACAAGTTGCCTTGATGATGCTCAGAGTTGAACAATTGTAGTTTGTACCACCATGCTCGTCTGAGTCCAGATATTTCTGGCCAATCTGTCAGCACATGTTTGATCATGTGGTCAGGCACCAGTCTGTCATGCTCGGTGTACACATGGAATTGCATGCCGTTGGGAAGATTGCGACTCAGCATGTTATACAGTCGTTCTACGTAGATCCAATCATATCCAGTGCCGTGTATCACACACGCACAATCTACAGGGCTGGGTGTATTCTGTTTAGCCATAGGCCTTGTTCCAGTTCATTTAGTGTGTATTCTGTGTGACTGATTTGTGTGAGCCATAAATCTCTATTGGTAATGTATGGCTGTTCTATGTCAGCAAATCCAATGCCTACAGGATGGGCCAAACTGGTGCTATGCACAATAGGTCGTGATCCGGCAATGGCCGCTTGTATGCCTGGTCCAGAGTTGTAATTTACTACAGCGTGGCAATCAAAATGCATGTCGTAACTGTCGTATGTGTTTGCTAATTTTTTTGGAGATTCTATGCTGACCCCTGAAGGTAAGTTATTTAACATCAGTCTACAACGTGGATGTGGACGTATAGTAATAGGACGATCTGTGTTGTTTCTTAGTGTGCTAATGGTGTTTTTTACCCAATCGCTCATGTTTACTCCAGCTACTTGCAAACTACGGTCATGTTGTACAGCAATGATAACATTAGGTTTGGAAACTAATTGTGTGGCTAAACTAATATTCAGTTTTTTTGGCCTGTCCCAGTCCAAATTGTCTAGATGGCCGTAATAACCATGTGATGTGATGTTGTTCACTGATATTTTCCAGGTATTGCCACGATACAACGCACCTATTTCAATTATGATTACTGGCTTGCCTTGTGCTCGATAATGCTCATACACTTGCTGATTGGCTGACATACGCCCATGCCAAAGTACTGACCAGATAACTGCCGCGTCTGAGGTCATGCTATTTTCTTGAGTTTGGATACCCCTGCTTTGCAGGCAATCTAATACCGCTGACATCACTGGTCCAGAATTCAAAGCACATTGCAAAGGAAAATAGGCTACGTTTTTGATCATAAGTATTTTTGATGAAGTACACAGTAATTACCACTTTTAACGAGCCAGGCTATAAACAATATGGCCAGCGCATGATCCAAACCTTTTTGCAAAACTGGCCTGCGGAAGTCACGCTTGTTGTCTATGCAGAAGGTTGTACAGTTGAGGAAACTGCACCGAATCTTGTGGTTAGAGACCTTGCCATAGTAGATGCTCTAACTGTTTTTAAGGAAGCATGGAGAGATGTTCCCAAAGCCAATGGCAATGTTCAAGATGATCCGGTGCGATCAAAACGCAAAGATGCCGGTAAAGGATTCAAGTGGGACGCTGTGCGCTTTAGCCACAAAGTCTACAGCATATTCCACTGTGCAAAAAATACCAAAACTGATTGGCTAATTTGGATGGATGCTGATACTGTATGTCACAGTCCTATTACCATTGCTGATATTGATAAGTTGTGCCCGGGTCATCATGACTTGTGCTTCTTAGGTCGTAAAGGCAAGTACACCGAATGTGGCTTGTATGCCATGAATTTAAATCACTCTATCATGGGACGATTCTTATGGGACTTTCAGCGGTTGTATGATGATGCCGAAGGTGGTATATTTAGATTAGTAGAATGGCATGATAGTTTTGTGTTTGATGTTGTCCGTAAAAATCATCAACTGAACGAGCTAGACTGGTCAGGACACTTAATCACCGGCGAAGGACATCCCTTAATCAACAGTGAATGGGGTGCATATCTAGATCATCTTAAAGGTGATAGAAAACATGTTGGCCGTAGCAAACTCTTAGACCTCAAAGTAAAACGCACGGAAGCGTACTGGCAATGAACTGGATATTTTTAAACAAAAATAACTCCGACGAGTATATTGAAATGTTTGCGGCAGGTTCTAATACTGTGCCCACTTGCCTAGAAACATGGCATTACGAAGATAGTACTGATCCACTTGTGTTACGTGGTATTATGAAACACAAGATTATCAAACGTTGTTGGGAAGATAAACGCAACTTCTATTATATGGATACAGGGTATCTTGGTAATAGGCCCAATCCAGACAATCCCAACGGTTGGAAACACTGGCACAGAGTTGTGCCCAACAATTTGCAACACAATGCAGTAATATCAAGACCTGCAGATCGATGGCAACGGCTGGGTACAAAAATGCGTCCTGAACAACGGCACAATCGTAACATCTTGCTAGTTGCGCCCGACGAGAAGCCTTGCAGTTTTTACGGCATTACACTGGATGAATGGATGCAAACAACTATTGACGCACTGAAACAACACACAGATCGTCCTATACAAGTTCGAGAACGTCCATCATCGCGCTGGGATCGAAAAACACAGCGAGCCGAAGACTGGCTGCTGGATGTACATGCTGTGGTCACATTCAACAGTTCTGCCGCAACAGAATGTATCTTGGCCGGTGTGCCTGTGTTTGTCACGGCACCTGCTAATGCTGCACGACCTGTGAGCAATTTAGATCTAAGCAAAATAGAAACGCCATGGTTTCCCTCAGATGACGAACGTCATGCCTGGGCCTGCCACCTGGCATATGGACAATTCCATACCACAGAACTAGCAGACGGCACCGCAGCCGCAATACTCAAGGAGACTCAAAATGCGTGAACATTATGGATGGCACTTCCCCGACTTTGAAACCCACTTTCCAAAGATGTTAAAGAAAAGCGTGGATAAAGGACTACCACCAGAATACCAAATTGCTGTGCGCAAACGCAGTATTGAGTTGTGTGCCAAACGCAGAACTGCGTTGGATATTGGTGCCAATGTGGGATTGTGGAGTCGAGACCTAGTAGATAATTTTGCCAAGGTCGTTGCGTTTGAACCAGTTGCTGTGTTTAGAGAGTGTTTGGAAAAGAACGTGAGTGGTGCTAACTTTTTTATCAGTCCATTGGCGCTTGGCGACCACGACACTCAAGCCACCATGATCATCACAGAAGGCAATAGTGGGCACAGTCACTTGGATCCAAATACCCTAGGCACTGGTGATGTACAAGTGGTAAAACTTGATAATCTAAACATAGAAGATGCAGATTACATAAAAATAGATTGTGAAGGCTACGAATATCGTGTGTTGCAAGGCGCAGAACAAACTGTAAAACGTTGCCGGCCTATCATGGTTATAGAACAAAAACCACATGCTGCTTACAGCAAAGATTATGGACAATTTGCTGCCATAGCATTGTTGGAATCGTGGGGTATGATCAAACTAGATCAAGTTAGAGATGATTGGATCATGGGATGGCGATAACTGCACTTGATCTAGTAGAAATTAAAGAAGGATGGTATTGGCCAAAAGATGATACCAATACCTGGAGATTTCTATTAGAAAATTTTGATTTGCCTGATAAAATATCCAGTTATGTTGATAACAAAAAAGTCATAGTGCAAGCTGGTGGCAATTGCGGCATGTACCCAAAACAATATTCAAGAATTTTTGATACTGTTTATACGTTTGAACCAGACTGGTTAAATTTTTATTGTTTAGCAATGAATTGCCCTGAAGAAAATATTATTAAATCGCAAGGGTGTCTTGGAGCTGAAC